TTAAAACTTGTGGCTTAGTTAGCAGGTCTTTAGAAAAAGCTTGTGTTTGTATATTAGAGTTTTGGTTTATTAAGCTATTCTTAAATTCGGCATCTACTCTGTCCTCAGCAGTAGAAATTCGTGACTCATCCGGATACCAAGTTTCTTTCATTCTCCGGGCAAACTTATCTTGAGTAGTTTCTCCAGAACCTAAGCCCGTTAGGTTGTTAGCCCAATTAGCGGGGTTTAAATGTCCTAACATAGCCTCAATACCGTACCAGATGGTTTTTAGTATATTAGCTATAGTAGTCCAACCCCCAACCAAAGTTATTAATGCTGCTGCTGCCATTCCCCAAGGGCCAAATAGCCTAGCTACCATAGGAAGCATTCTTGCTAATAATCCCCCTACTGTACTAAATATACCGCCTGACCTAGCTAGGGTAGATAAAGCTCTTCCTACCATACCCCCTGAAGCAAATTGGCCTGTAGCAGTATTTCTAAATCTTCCCATTCCAGGAATCCATTGCAAAGCTCTAGCTCCCTGTACCGCGTTTATTAATTGGGTAATACCCAAGAACCTCATAGCACTCAAAGCCATGGAAGCAAAAGATATCCTAGCTCCTGCAGCTAATCTCGGGAATATTAGTTCTAAGCTCCATAGAGCTAGCCTTATACTACCCAATACTGCTATAAAAGAAGATGCTGCAGCAACTGCTATAGTTAAATATAATCCCCACTTAGCCATGGTTTTCCCAAAGTCAGTTTTTAGGAACCCCGTAAGCATGTGCATCATTTTAGTTAACCTCGGTAACAACCAGTCAAATGCGGGCTTCAAAGCATCAAATAAAGCTATCTTAAACTCAATCCAGCTATTTTTCAATAACTCTGTTTGGTTTTTGATAGATTTCATTTTTTCATTAAATACCTCTAATGCAGAACCCTGGTTGGGGTTATTAAGTTCTTTAACTAATCCCAAGAAGGATGTGCCGGTTTTAGCTTCACTAAGCATGGTTAATAAAGCTTCTGCTCTTGAGCCCCTTACATTAAATAGAGCTTCCATTATATCCTGGCCGGTAGTTGTACCTTTAAAGGGCTTTAGTTTCTCCGCTAATATAGGAAGTATCTTGGTTAAAGATAGCAGCCTACCCTGGGAATCAATTAGGGATTTTGGGTCTAATCCCATAGTAGCTAAAGCTGATTCCTGCTTCTTAGTTCTATAAGGGCCTATAGCTTTACTTAAAGTCCTTAAAAAGTTGCCATAGGTTGTACCCCCTATACTACCTTTCAAACCCGCTTGGCCCAGAATAGCTACTGATGCAACAGTTTCTTCAAAAGTTATGCCTAATCGTTTAGCTTCTGAGCCCGAATACTTAACAGCTTCAAATATATCTTTAACATCTACAGTTGCCTTATTTGCTGCTATTGATAAGATATCTACTGCTCTTGCTGCAAAGGTTGTTTCCTTTCCAAACATGGCAAGCATATTAACTAACATCTCAGCAGCACCCAATTGCCCGCCTATCTCAGTTTCTGCTACTGTTCCTAGTAGCATTACCGGCTTCATCATATTCTCAAGATCTTTGCCTTGCAAACCCGCCTTAGCTAGCTCCCTTAGGGACTCAGCTATTTTTACTGCTGAGTAGGGGAATTTTCTACTTGCTAAAACTGCAGAGTCTCCGAGTTTATTCATTTCCTCAGCGGTCATACCAGCTATAGCTTTTACTGCTATCATGTGGTTCTGAAATTCTACTCCCGCCTGGGAAGCTTGGTATAAACCCCTTATTAAGGCAATAGAAGCCATAGCTATCCCCCCAGCCATTACAGTTTCTGCACGCAGAGTCCGCTTAACCATATTTTGGCCAGCGGTACCCATTTGATTCATTGCAACAGAAACCCTATTTGCAGTCTGGGTGAAATGGTCTCTTAGGTATACAGCTAGCCCTATACCTAATGCTCCAGCTCCTATTCCTACGCCTATCATTCTATAATTGGTTTAGTCCGTTCTTATTTTTAGGGTTCAAACTTTCCAGGTATTTATTCCTTTCTTCGCTGAGAAGCATAAATCTTTTTCTCTTGCTAATTGGCATATATAACCATTCAAGGTAGCTGAAATTAAGCTTGAACTGGGACATAAAGAAGATGTCATCCTCTAAACGTCCGCTGGAAAGAAAAAACCCGGTTGAGCGATTAAAGGTGAATACTGTTTGGTCTTACATTTAGGGCATACTACGGGAGATAATAGCATAAACTGGGGGTCATACTTATTCATATAGCCCCGTATTTCGCTCATATCTCTTGAGCTAAATATCCTATAATCATAAACTGTTAAGGGTATAAAAGTATCCTTATTTGGGTCATATACTTCTAATTCTCTACATAGTAGCTCATGGTTCTTATTAAGCTCGCCTTCATCTACCGCTAGTGAAATTTCTTCTCCTTTACCAGTAAGTAGTTTAAATCGTATCTTCTTTTTACTAGTTAATACCTTTTCAATCCATTCGGTTTTAGCTTCCGGATACCTTTTTGGTCTAACGCCTTCATAGGGGTCCTCATATAAGCTTTTATTCAGTTCAGCCCTTTGTTTTTCCTCTTCTGCTTTATCAGCAGCTTCTAAAGTAAAGTTACTTAGGTCTTCTTCAAATTCAGCTTTATGCCCACAATCTTTTATGTGGCAAGTATTTTCAAATTTAAGAACATCCCCAAGTGAATGCCTCCTTGCTATAAGGTGTGCGTAGTACTTATCGGATAACGGCATACTTTTAACCTGTTCAGGGCTAACCTTACCATTAAAACCCGAATGCTCAGTTATAATGCCTGAAAGGTATTTGTCAAAGCTACTGGCATCCTTGGCATCTTTTTGAGTGCTAAGTATACCTTCATCTGCTCCATTGGTTTCCCTTATAGTAACCTTATGGCCACTGGGTAATTCTTCTGTGGTTAAGTTAACCACCGGTTCAAACAAATCTAAAACATTGTTGTGGGGATTCATATATAAAAATTTATGTTAGTGCTACATCAAAACAAAAAAAGGGCTTAATTGCTTAAACCCTTTCCTAATTAACCAGATCACCATTTATAGCCTTTGTATTCTTTCAACTGCGAATTCAATTTGCTCGATGGTATTTTCAGAAGCCATCCTCTTCCAGCTTTGTCCGTTAAGCTTAGTAGGCCAAGCATTATACATGATAAAACTCCCTATTACTGTTTGCCCATCAATAGCATACTCATCAATGGTAAGGTTCTTCCAGAAAACTGGGGGAGGGCTACCACCGCCTGTAAAGACGTTCATGATTTGGTAATGCCAAGGCCAAAAGAAGTTATCTACCCCGTAGGCTGTAGATATCTTATTTATGATAAGGTTACCGTATTTAACTCTTCCCGCGGTTTTAACATCGAAGTTAGTATCACCGTGTAGTACCTGTTCGATTTCTGTATCGGGTGAAGTAACTTCCTGTGCTAAAAAAGGATTTAACCCCTGTACTCCAATGGTGAATTGAAATGCTTTACGGGGATTGGTTATTTGTGCCATGTCTTTAGGTTATATTTAATTAGTTAGCTGAGAAAGATACCCCGGAATCAGAAAGGATAATTTCTACCTCTATTTCCCTGATTGCTCCAGTAAACATTATTCTTAGTTTAATTTTATATTTACCAGCTGTTATATCGCTTGGGTTGGTATTTATAGAAAGTGCAGTCATTGACTTAGCAAATTGGTCACCCTGCCAATCCCACCATTGGATAGCTTTGTCATTTACCATTTGGTCAAAGAAAGGCTGTACCTGTAAGTATAACTTACGGAAGCTATCTATGTGGTAAGGTTCTTCTAAGAAAGCCTCCAATGTAGGTCGTATATCTCTCTGCATAGCCAGTAATGCAAATACTACACTCAATTGGCTTAATGCCGAAGTAGCTACTTGAGCAGAATGATTGCCCCATATCATATTTACATTATTCCTGCGTATAGCCATGTTTATTTGGTTATTCGCTAGGTAGTTCAAATCATCTTTTCTTGCTTGGGCTCCGAAGTTATTTACTACTCCTAATACCCCCGTGATGGTAGCTCGGGTTTTGTTGGCTACGCTCATGTGTTCTCCATTCTCGGTGTGGCTAACAGAGTATAGAGCCAGTACATCACCCATCTCTGAGATTTCTTTTTCTGCTCCTGTTATGGGATTAGTTAATTTTAATCCTCCCCCGAAGAAGGCTACTAAGTAATTATCTATACCGGTAAGTACCCTAGCCTCTACTAAATCATCTGCTGTTATATTAGTATTTGCTAAGTGTGCAAAATATACCATATCACCCCGGTTAGTTACGTACTCATCGCCAGCTATGTGAACGGTATTATCAGACATCTCTGGGGCAGATATGATTAAGGAATCCTCAACATTATTAAATGCATGGAAGCCTAAGCCGCTACCAGAATCACCCACATAATCGGTAGCGACTACAGCATCCCCATCGCTACCCCCAGTGTACTGGTAAACAGCATTGATAGGCCTGTTGGTATCTGGTGCCATTGCGCTCAAATCCTGGTATTCTATATTAACTACCTGAGACCCATCTAATATAGATAATAGGTAATTTGAATCTTCAGCAGTAGGGAAACCGGGTATAGTTAGGTTCTTATATACCTCATTTATATTACTATCACTTACATGAGTTATCCTCAAGTTGAAGTAATCATCCTTGCCATTAGAAGCATCTTCTATATGTACCTGTATATTATCGTAATCAGCGCCTTCATATT